GCTCACGCGTCGCTGGTTTCACGTAGAACGCGTTGCGCGTGTACGGCGTCGGCCGGTCGAAGCTGTCGTCGACCTCGCGCTGCTCGGCGACGCGAACGTCCTGCGCGGTGCGCGTGAGCGCGACGACCTGGGCGAACTGGACCTGGCGGCCCAGCTGGCGGATGTCGCGCGCCATGCGGCGCAGCTCGGTGACGGCTTGGTCGACCAAGGACTGCTCCGCTCTCAGCGATCGACGAGGTGCGCGCCGACGCTCACGGTCGCGCCGGTCACGCGCATGTCGCCGCCCTGGGCACCCGTCCAGCTCAGGTAGCCGGACAGCGAAACCGCCACGTCCTTGGATTCGTCGTCCGCCAGCTGGTCGATGAAGGCCGACGCCGCGGCGACCGCCTGGTCGCGATCGCGGGCATGGGCTGACTGCTGCTCGGCGACTTCGGCCATCTTGGCCGCGACGGCGGACTTGGCCTCGCTCTTGGTCGACGCCTTGACGGTGAAGCTGTAGCTCATGGGCACTCCGTTCTGAGTTGGAAACAGCGAGGCCCCGGGGGCTTTCGCCGCCGGGGCCTCTGAATCGCGTGATGGCCACGCGAGGAGACAAATGAAAAGGGCTCTCGCGGGCCCTTGTTGGCTCAGGTCGCACTTTCACGACCTACCTGAATTGGGGCTGATTTTGGGCCGATGTGTCTCCTGTTGGCGAGCACAAAGATGTCTCCTCTGGAGGAGACATCTTTGTCGGCCGATGAGACACCTTCGCCGTTGACGCCGGCGCGGCACGGCGCTATTCGCGTGCGCGGGCCAGCTGCTCGCCCTGCCGGCGCTCGGCCAGGCGCGCGAGCTCCTCCTCGTTGGCCTGCAGGATGCGCAGCGATGCCTCGTGCAGCTGCTGCCGGAAGCTCGCCAGCAGCCGGTACCAGTGCGCGCGGCCGATGCCCAGCGCCGCGGCGGCCGCCTTCACGTTGGCGACGCGATGGAAGTAGTGCAGCTCGAACACCCGCCGTGCCAGCGCGTCCTCGGGCTGCGACAGCAGCGCCACGTGCAGAGCCGCAAGCTCGGCGCTGCAGCGCGCGTCGGGCCCACCGGCGCGCAGCGGGCGGGTGCGCTTCTGCAGCCGGCCCAGCAGCGACGGCGGCACGCTCGGTCGCACGTAGTACTTGCGCGTGGCGCGCCAGTGGGCGAGCTGCTCGCACATGGCGTCGAGCGGGTCTTCTGTGTCGCTGCGACTCACACGCCCCCCTGTCGCGGCTTGACGAGCTTCCGCTGGGGACCGGGCCTGGCGGCCGCAACCTCCGCTGGTGCAGACGTCTGCACCGCCGTTGCCTCGGCCCGCGCAGCCTGGTGTTCCGGCTCCATCAGCCCCTGCAGGCGCCTCCATTCACCCGCACGCCAGCGGTGCATGAAGAGCTCAGGGTGGTGAGTCGCCGCAAAGCCGTACACCCAGGTGTCGAGCGGCTCGTTGCGGCGGCCCTTCTTGATCTCCCAGCGGTTCTTCCGCGGGTTGAAGGTCTCGGACACGAGGCCCGCGTAGTACTCCTCCTCCAGGCCTTCGGGGAAGCGCACCAGGCGGTCGGGCGCCGCGCGCTCGCCGTCGGCGTTGAGCCAGGCGTAGAGCGTGGCCTTGGCGGTGTCGGTGCCGATCTCGTGCAGGGCCACGCCCTTCTTCATCGTCTCGCCCTTCCAGTTGGTGTCCTGCATGCGGGGCTTGCCGAGCAGCGGCTTGCCCGGGACGTTGGCGCCACGGATGGCGATGCAGCGCCGCACGCGGCGCGCGCGCACGAAGGCGTAGACGGCCTGGGTGAAGTGGCCCTGGATGTCGATCGCGGTGGCCTCGGGCACCATGGCCTTGCCCCAGGCGTTGTGCAGCGGCGTGGCTAGGTAGGCGGCCAGCGCGTCCCACACATGCGGCTCGCTCGGGCGGCCGGGCAGCACGTGGTACTCCACCACCCAGCAGCGCAGCGCGCCGGCCTGGTGGCCCCAGCCCAGGATCTGCAGCTCGAGGCGGTCATCCTGCACGTCGACGCCGGCGGTGAGGATCAGACAGCCGACCGGAATGCTCCGCCGCGGCACCGGCTCGGCGCGGGCCTGCAGCGCGGCGTGCTTGATGTCGCGCGAGCGATCGGCCCAGCTCTCGCCGAGGCGGGTGTTCACGAAGCGCATCAACTTGGCCGGGTCGAGCTGCGCCTCGATCCATTCGGTGGCGAGCTCGGCCCAGCTCAGGCCCAGGCCGGCCGGGCTGTAGAGCGCGTTGATGTGGTAGCTGGGGTATGGCGCGTCCTCGTTCTCCGGCACCCAGCGGCCGAGCTCGAGCATGAGGCCCTTGTGGTGCTCCTCGATCTCGGCGCCGCACTCAGCGCAGACGTACCAGGCGTGTTCCACGTGGCGCGCGCGGCCCACCGGGGCTGTCCAGCGCAGGTTTCCCCACTGCAGCGGCTGCGCATGCTCGCAGTGCGGGCACGGCACGCGGTAGCGCCGCTGGTCGCCGCCTTCGTACTCCTCGTCGATGCGCGACGCGTCCTTCAGCGTGGGGCTGCTTGGGATGTAGAGCTTGCTGTCGTGAAAGGTGGTGAATCGGACAGCGAACATGCCGAGAGGGTCGCCTTGCGGGGTTGCCCACACCCACTCGTCCACTTCGTCGGCTACACCGTAGCGAAGAGACGCGGCCTTCAGGTCCGCCGTACTACCGGAGCTCTTGGCGTAGAGGATGCCGCCGACGAAGCGCTTTCGCGAAGCGCTGTAGTCGGCGCTGCGATTGGATCGGGTTGCAAGCGCATCGCGCACCGCCGGCGTCTCTCGCGCCATCGGCTCGAACTTCTGCGACATCCAGTCCTGCAGCGATTTCTCCGTGGGCATGACTACCGCCACGGGCCCCTTGGCGTGCGCGATCACATACCCAAGGAAGTTGGACCCAACCTCGGTACCGCCGACCTGACTGGACTTCTTGAACACCACCTTGCGGGCACGGCTGTGCTCGCTGAGCTGATCCATGATCTCGCGCAGGTACGGTGTGCGCGATGTGCGCCACTCTCCGGGCTCGGCGCTACCTTCCTGGCTGAGGATGCGGTGCTTGTCGGCCCACTCGCTGACGGTGAGCTTCGGGCGCGGCCGGATAGCACGCTCGCAGGCGGCGAGGACGAGCTGCTCGGCGATCGACTCTGCGCTCACCGCCGATCCTCCAGCCCACCGTGAGGCTTAGCCCATGGTTCTGCGCGGAGCCGGTCGTACTGGTCCGCTCGATCCGCTTGCGCACTCATGGCCTGCAGCCGCTTGACCAGTCCGCGCTGCAGCTCGCCGAGCAGCTGCTGCCCGTCCTCGCGCAGCAGCGTGCGGATCTGCTCGAGGTCCTTGCCCACCAGGCGGTCGGCCAGGCGGTGCGGCTGGTTCTCGACGGCCTGGCGGAACTGCATCGCTGCGTCGGCCACGGCCTTGTCGACGGCCGAGCGGCTGACGAGCTCGCCGACGAGCTTCTCGTACTCGACGCGCGCGGTCTGCGCGGCCCAGTACTCCTTGGTGGCGCGGGAGCTGGCGTACTTGGGTTCGGCGCCCTCGCCTTCCGCGTCGTCCTCGGCGCCCGGCGCGTCGCCGTCGGGCGGCTTGCCCTGCCCCTGAGGCCTGCGCTCCGCCGCGGCCTGGCGCTGCGCGTCGCGCGCCGGGTCGGCGTGCTCGGCCATGCGCTGCAGGCTGGCGCCGAACTCGACCGCTCCGCTGCTGGCCAGCACCAGGTGCCCCATCTGCTTGAGCCGGGTGACGTGGGCCTTGTCGACGCCGACGAAGCGCGCGAACTCGGCCTGGCTGCCCGTGCGGGCGCCGGCGTCGGCGGCCAGGCGCTGCAGGTCCGGCACGCTGAGGATGCGGCTCATGCTCTGGCTCCAGGGGGCAGTGACGCGGTGACACGCCACTTTTTTAGGCGCGTCACCGCCCCACCCCGCATCAATTCTTGTTTTTCTTCACGAAGTGACGCAGTGACAGGGGGGGCGGCAGGTTTTGGATTCCGAGGGACGCGCGCGCGCGACCGTGCGAGGGTGCTCGCGCGCACCCGCATGTATAGGGAGGTGCGCGTCACCGCGTCACTTTCACCCTTCCATCCAGCATCCATGCGGGCTGCGGCGGTGACGCGGCGGTTTTCCGTGCGCGTCACCGCGTCACCTCCCCACCTTGGCTGGCCACCTCGTCCTCGGTGGGCGAGTCGGGCTTGCGCGGCCGGCCGATCGGCTGCTGGCCCTGCGGCAGCACGCCGTCGGCCTGCAGCTGCTCGAGCTTCTTGCCGAACTCCTCCACGCAGCTGCTGAGCCAGTCGATGCGATGGCCCTCGTAGTGGTCCGGCGGGTCGTGCAGGCCCTTGACGAGCACGCAGCGCTGCTGGCGCTTGATGCCGCCGCCGTTGCGGACCCACTCGCGCGAAACACGCAGGCCGGGCTTCTTGGCCAGCACGGTGGACAGCGTCTCGTGCTGCGCCGGCTTGCCGATGCCCAGGCGCCTGCACAGCAGCTGGTAGGCGGTGTAGAGCTGGCTGCCGGTGCACGGCATGTAGAGCTCGTGCAGCTCGCCTTCGGGATCGGACCATTCGCGCCAGAAGCGCTCGGTGCTGTCCATGCCCAGGCCGATCAACTCGCGCTTCGCGCGCGTCATCGGCGGCTTGGAGTGCTCGTCGAAGCCGGCCAGGTCGACCTCGTGCAGCAGGTGCCAGTGCAGCGCCGCGGCGCCGCCGGCGGCGAGCTCGGCCTTGGCCTCGAGGTAGAGGCTGGGGTCGGCCGGCTCCGGCGTCCAGACGACGCAGTAGCGCCGGTCGTCCGGGTCGAGCTTGGCAATGTCGATACGGTTGGAGAAGAACACCATGTTGCAGTGGTTCTGCTCCATCCGGGCGGGCAGGTTCTTCTCGTTGATCGGCCACTCGCCCTCGGTGATCATGTTCCGCATGCGGCCCTGCTGGTGGTACAGCTCCGCGCGCGACACGACCTCGTTGCCGATGCCGAACAGCTTGCCCGAGAAGATGCCGTTGAACTGGCTCTCGAGCTCGACCTGCGTGAAGGTGAAGCCGTAGCGGCCGTAGGCTTGGCGCACGGCGCCGAAGACGGTGTTCTTGCCCGTCCCCTCCGGCCCGTGGATGAGGAGCGCCGTCTGCATCTTGGCGCCCGGGCGCTGCAGCGGGAAGGCGAGCCAGCGCAGCACCCAGTTGTAGACCTCGCGCGGGCGGTCCTCGCGGCCGCACAGATGCTCGAGGATGCGCAGCAGTGCGCTGCACTCCCCCTGTTTCGCCACCGTGGGCCAGCCGCCCCAAAGGTTGCACACCACCTCGGCACTGGTGCACGCCGGGTCGAAGCCGACCTGCTCCGGCAGCACCGTCTTGCGTGCCGGGTGCTCGAGCCACATGCGCACCAGCGACTTGCCGGCGGCCGAGCGAAGCGGCCCGAGGCCGATGATGCAGCGGCGCGGTTCGTCGAAGGCGGTGTCGGTGCCGTAGATCAGCGTGAAGCGCTGCAGCAGCACGTCGAGGTCGAAGCGAAACGAGGCCTCCGGCGGCTCGCCACCGCCATCGCCCCCGCTCCCCGTGGGTGTGTGTGAGGCGCCGCCCTGCCCTTGCCCGGGCCACCGCAGCTGCCGGAGCTGGGTTTCCACCTGGGCGCGCACGACGTGCAGGCCCTCGAGCTGGGCCAGGTCGTTGAAGTCGGTGAGCTTCTGGCCGGCGCGGTCGGCGGTGAAGACCGGCGCGAGGTGCGCGCCCTCGACGGCGATCGCCGCGGCGGCCGCGCTCATGACACCGGCGTTCTGCTGGCCGTGCGGCTCGCCGCAGTGCATGCACTTGTCGGTGGCCACCGTGGTGGGCTTGCCGCAGCCCAGGCACTTGGCCAGGTAGTCGTCGTCGGCACAGACCAGCAGGCGCGCGCGCTTGTATCGGCCGGCGATCGCGGTGGCGACCGGCAGCAGGTTGCCGGCGTCGAAGGCCACCACGGCCGGCAGGCCGGTGGCCTCGTGCAGCGTGGCCGCGGTGGCGTAGCCCTCGGCGATCAGGATCACCCCGCCCACCTGCGGCGGCGCGCCGATCTGGAAGAAGTGCCCCTGCTTGGAGAGGCCGGCCGGCCAGTACTCCTTGTCGCGGCCGGTCTTCTTGCGGCGCGGGTGGTCGGCGGGCAGGATGAACTGCAGGCCGTGCACACGGCCCTGCACGTCGAGCATCGGCACGACCAGCGCGCCGCTGTCGGTGAACTTCAGGCCGTGCGCCTGGACGCCCTTGCGCTGGAGGTAGTCGCTCGCGCCGGTGGGCAGGCAGCGGCGCCAGACGGCGTCGGCCCGGGCCGCGGCCTTGGCGGCCTCGGCCTTGCGCGCGGCCTCGGCGGCCTGGCGCTCCCGCTTGATGCGCGCCTTCAGCGCCTCGCGCTGCTCCGCGGTCAGCGGGTCGGAGTGCTCGCGCTTGAGCTCGACCTTCATCGTGTTCGGGCTCGCACCGCGCCACACGCCGAAGGCGCCGACGATCAGCACCGCGCCGGAGCTGGTCACCAGCTCGTGCAGCGAGTACCAGCCGCGCTTCTCGCGATCGCCCTCGACGAGGCAGCGCTGCCGCTTGCCGATGACCAGGCCGTCGACCTTCAGGCCAACATCGCGCAGCTGGCGCAGCACGTCGTCGTAGTTCGCCGCTGCCGTCAACGCCACCCCCCAGCGAGTGCACCCACCCGAAGGCACGCCCCCACCTGAGTTGACGAAGCCCCACCCCCGTGTGCAACCGAATAGGTGGGGCCCGAATTACCCGCAACGCCAGAGCCGCGGAAGGACCCATGACCGGGGTCGATCGTTGTCAACGGTCCGCGCTGCGCGCGCTTCCATCGTCTTGCTGGGGAGATGGGGCGAACCAGCGGCATCAGAGGCGCCCCATGCGCTGGCGGCGCTGCAGGCGCAGCTCGTGGTCGGCTCGGCAGTCTTCGTCGCAGAAGACGGCCATCGGCAGGCAGAGCTCGCGGCAGTTGGTGCAGACGCCGGGCGTGCTGCGGCTCATGGCCTCGGCGCGCCTGCGCTGCATGTCGAGCGCATCGGCGAGGAACTCGCCCTCGCGGCGCGTGGCCTCGTCGTCGGGGCTGAGCCGCTCTGGCTCTTCGCGCTCAGGCGGGAAGGCTCCGCCCTCGCCTTGGCTGGCACTGCTGGTCATGTCAGCGACGGCCGGGCTTGCGGGTGGTCAGCTGGTCGACGCCGGCGCTGGCCAGCAGCGCAGGCAGCCGCTGCAGCAGCTCGCTCACCTGGCTCAGCGCCTGGTCTCGGGCGGCCGCTTCGTCGCCCAGGTAGCGGGCGACCAGGTAGTGGATCGGCGTCTTGTCCCCGGTCTGCCGGATGTAGGCTTCGAGGTCCTCGACGCCGAACTTGCGCTGGCTCTCCTCGTTGAGCATCGAGCTCAGATTGCCGGGCGACTCGTTGAGGTCGACGGCCACCGCCTTCAGGCCGCGCTGGTAGACGCCTTGGGCGATGCACTCCAGCAGGTTGCGGTAGCGGGTGGCGATGCCCTCCTCCAGCTCGAGGGTCATTTGGCGCTTTGGGTCAGTGAAAACGGCTGACACGACGTGTTGTCTCCTGAACTCAGTGGTTTTCACTCGTCGGCGCGACATTGGGGCCATGAACAGAACACGCCCATGGATCTCAGCCCGCCTGATTCGCGAGCTCGCGCTCGCCCTGCCCGGGCTCCGGTTGCGCCTGGGTCGGCTGCTGCGGCAGCGCGAAAATCTCCGGGTGCGCAAGGCGCACAGCGGCCGGGATTCCACGCGTGCGCCAGTTGTGAACACGCTGGGTGCCGCCTCTCGCCGGATCGAAGCCCAGGCGCTCGGCCAGGAGGGCCGGTCCGCCAAGAGCGTCGATCAAGTCGCTGGCGGCGCCTCCTCGTGAGCCAAGGAAGCCGGTGAAGGTCAAGACCGCTGGCATCTCAGCCGGCCTCCCGCGCAACCTCACCGCCTACGTGGCTTGTGCCAGGCTCCGGATCGCAGGCCGCCCCGGCGCCCACCACTTCCGCGTGCAGCGCCTGGAGCTTTCGATAGTTCCGCGACAGCACGTCGGCGACGTCACCGCGGAAAACCTTGCTGATCGTTGGCTGGGGGATCCCCGAGCGTGTCGCGATCTGCTGCTGCGACATGCCGCGAGCAATGAGGTCGGTGACGAAGTCTCGGGCTTCCATCGAATCATTCCTTTGCGACTACTGTACCTCATGCCTTTACAACTATGCAACTGCGATTGAATAGGGCATGAGCAGACCGATCCAAACCCTCGGCCAGCGCGTGCGTGATGCCCGGCAGGAGCTAGGGCTGTCCCAGCAGGCATTGGCTGACCTTGCCGGCTTGAAACAGCCCGACATCAGCAAGATCGAGCTCGGCCACATGCTCTCCACGACCGGGATGGCCAGGCTCGCGGCGGCGCTGAAGGTGTCGGCCAGTTGGCTCGAGACAGGAGAAGGCGACCGTCACGTCATCGTCGTTGACGGTGGGCATCGACTCTTCGGATGGCTTCGCGACAACATCGACAACCCGACGGCGATGCCTGTCACTGGAGACCCGCCCAAGGCGCTGGCGATCGATGAAAACCCGGACTACCCGGCGATCCGTCGAGTCAGGTTCAAGCTGTCGGCTGGCGCCTCAGGCTTCGAGGTCGACTACCTGAGCAACGGAGACAGCGCGCCCATTGTGTTTAGGCGCGAGTGGTACGAAAGCCGCGGG